CCGATCCAGAGCACCTTGCCGGTGCGTGAGGGTGGGATTTCTTGATCGAGGAAGGGCAATCCTTTGATGGTGCAGACAGCCATGGCTGCCGCGGCCATGGTTTTGCCGGTGCCACCAGCGCCGAAGAGGAGGTGATCACGGCGCCAGAGGAGGAAGCCTGGGATGAGGTCTTCGGTGATGGAGCTGAGCGGATCGGAGGCTTTGCGCCCGCGGCGCTGGCCGTTGTGTGAGGTCTGGAGTGGAAGGTTCCAGCGTTTGGCGAGGGCATACCAGAGGCGCTCGTCGATGGCGCTGCCCTGGACACCGAGCGCCCAGAGGTCGGTGCGGATGGCCTGCTGTTTGCTCCAGGTGTCGTGTGGTGAGAGCTGGAGGTCGATGAGCTGCTCAAGGTGGAACTCAATGAGTTCGTCTTTGGGCTTGTCTGGTGGGTGTTGCGGGCCTGCTGCTGTGGCGTGCTCGTCGTGAGGGTCGGCGTAGGTGTAGGCAGTGTGCGGGGTGCGTGGTGGTTTGGTGTAGCCGTCCTGCTTGGCGAGGAAATAGAGGGTGCCGAGAGTGATGCCGTGACGCTTGAAGGATTCCCACTTGGCTAGGCATTCGGCTTCATCAAAGTTGCTGGAGCCCCGGGACCAGCGAACCCAGTGTGAGAGGAGGCCAGGGTCTACGGAGTGGAGGGCCATGCCGACCTTCAGCCAGCTGTCGTAGTCATCGCGTGGGTTGATGTGATCGAGGATGGCGAGGGCGCGATCAGCGTCACCGGGCTGGGGTGTGTATTCCTGCGTGATCGGCTCGTCTGGTGCCTTGTAGAGGGGCTCGAGGAGCCATTCAGGAGCATCTGCGACTTGAACCTGCTCGGGTGAGCGGTTAGGCAGCCAGGTGTATCCAGCGGTGTCGGGGTGAGCGCCTGCAATGACGGACTGGTGACCGCTCCAGCGGAGTTCGAGGACGGTCTTGCCGTTGATCTGCCAGCGGCGGCGACCGCGGAGGAGCGGCCAGTATTCCATGGGTACGCGGAAGGCGAGCTGGCCGCGTTTAGGGAGGCCTGAGGACCAGCCGACCGTGTGGGGGAGGTCAGTGGCTGGGCGGTTGTAGACGGAGGTGAAGGTGGGTTGAGCACCAGGGCCGTCGAAGTCAACCGCGAGGAGGCCACCGGATGGGGGACCGAGCACCACGCCAATGGCTTTGATGTGTGCGCTGGTGGAGGCCAGTGCCGTGATGCCATCAACGTCGTAGGTGGTAGCAGCCCAGTTGGTTTTGAGGTGGCCGGTGGCGGCGTCGATGGGGCGTTTGCGATCGTCTACGGGAATGAGTTCCCAGTCGGAATCAAGGTGCTGAAGGGCATCCAGCACCGTGGGTGTAAGGGTCATGGTCACGGGAGACCGATCAGCAGCTGCTGCTGGGGCGTGGTTTCAGTCTCAGGAGACGGAGAGGCCTGAGGCGTGAGAGAGGGCTGGTTGAGGCGGTTGAGGTATTGGGAGACGGTGAGGCCACCGAGCAGATCTGGCACGTGGTGCTCGAGCAGCAGGCTGTCGTAGAGGTCCTGGCGGCGCTGGGCCTGGAGATCAGCGGGCATTGGTGGAGGCCTGCTGTTGTGGGGTTTGGCTGTCGATGGCCTGCTGGATGAGGAGGCGGATGACGGTGGAGCGGGAGGCGGTGTGAGCCTGCTGGGCTAGCCACTGGTGGTGGTGTGGCGGGATGCGGATGGTGAGGGACTGCACCAGATATGGGGCGCGGGTGCGGCGGTTCTAGGGCATACGACTTCGGAATGCAAGCGGAACGCTTGCCGTTACGGATCGGTAATGGCATGATGCGCAAGCGCTGCAGCCTGATGCGCGGCGCCTACCCACCAAACAAGGAGTATTCGATGGCTACCAAGGCCGTTGCAGTGGCGATCACGCCACCAGATTTCCGCCAGCTGTTGCTGAACATTCGCGGCACCAGCCCGCTGGTGATCAACCGATTCAGCGCCAAGGCGATGGAGATGATGCGGCAGACCCAGGAGGCGGGCAGCACTGCTCGCAGCCGCAAGACTCGCGAAGCCAAAGATTTCGATGCGCTGTATGAAGGCGCCAAGCACGTGAGCGATCAGGGCTGGGAAGGCATCCATGCGGCAGCGTTCCGCAATGCTGCGATCAGTGCCTGCCGTGCCTGCGGTTTCAAGATGACGCACGCCAAGCTGGCGTTCATGGTCTTGGCTGATGGCTTTGATCGTGTTGATGGCGCTCCTCTGGTGCGTTTGACAGAGGGAGAGGCAGAGCAATGGGTTGCTCCTACACGGAATGCCACGGGTGTGATTGATTTGCGCTGCCGTCCGATGTATCGGCAATGGGCTGCGACGTTGCGGGTGCGTTACGACGCGGGGATGCTGACGGATTCTGATGTTGCCAACTTGATCTCGCGGGTGGGATTGCAGGTGGGGATTGGCGAGGGGAGGCCTGATTCAAAGGATTCCGCTGGCCTGGGATTTGGCTTGTTTGAGCTGGTGTGATGCAGATAATCAGGCACGGTTTGGAGTCGCAGGCGCGGCGCGGCGTGGCGTGGCATGGCTGGGCCGGGCACGGCAAGGCTGGGCGAGGCAGGCAAGGCGCGGCGGGGCCAGGCCTGGCCGGGCCCGGCGAGGCGCGGCGAGGCGGGGCAGGCGCGGCCTGGCCTGGCCTGGCGAGGCCTGGCAGGCGCGGCGAGGCGCGGCATGGCATGGCGGGGCGAGGCAGGCGTGGTTAGGCGCGGCCTGGCGCGGCCTGGCGAGGCCTGGCATGGCATGGCAGGCGTGGACTGGCCTGGCGAGGCGAGGCGCGGCGAGGCCCGGCAGGCGTGGTTAGGTGCGCGTGGTCAGCCCCGGATTGCCGTGGGATCGCATCAACCGGGGCCATCAACGGCCCCTTTCTTCCTTCTTTTTCTGAATCACAATGACGACGTATTCCTATCGCAGTGGCATTCCTAAGCCACCTGTTGATGCCCAGATTGCTGGCAAAGAGCTGGCCAGGATTGCTAAGCGCGATGGAGTGATCAATCCTCATGTGGTGCTTGATGAATCACGGGATGACGACGCTCCATTGCATCCTGCTTTTGAGTGGGATGATGCAATCGCTGGCGAGCACTGGCGGCTTGATCAGGCGCGTCGCATTGTCCGCGCTGTGGTGATCGTGTCTGATGCTGAAGAGCGAGAAGAGCAGCAGGTCTATTACCACGTGCCGTCGCAAGGCGGTTATGTCCCTTCGGATCTGATGCTCACCAGGCCTGATCTTTATAGAGAGGCATGGAAAGAGTATGCAGCCAGGATGGCTGCTGCTGAGACGCAGTTGAGCAAGCTGGAGCAGCTGGCGCCAACTGTTGATCTCCCAAGGATTCAGGCAGCGAAGGCAGGCCTGCAGACCGCTGCACTGGCTTTGTGCAGGAAGTGACCCCATGACCACCACGATCACCAGATACCGCGATTTCATCGCGTCAAAGGGCACCGCTGCTGCTCGTTATGGCTTCAAGCCGCAACACCAATGGGGCAGCCTGTTCCCGCACCAGCAGGCCACGCTGCAGTTCGCCTGCCAGCAAGGTCGGTCAGCAGCATTCCTGGATACCGGACTGGGTAAGTCACGGGTTGAGGCTGCTGCTGCTGCTGAGTTCAGCACCGCCACCGGCAAGCCATCGCTGATCCTTACCCCGCTGGCGGTAGCCCGGCAGATGGTGCGGGAGTGTGAAGCAATCGGGATTGATGCCCGCGTGATCCGCGAGCAATGCGACGTAGGGCCTGGCATCAATGTGGCCAACTACGAGCGGCTGCCAAAGCTGGATTCATCAGCCTTTGGCGGGATCGTGCTGGATGAGAGCAGCATCCTTAAGAGCTTCAGCGGGCCAACCAAGCGGATGCTGTGCGAGGCGTTCAATGCCACGCCATACCGTCTGGCAGCCACGGCGACACCAGCACCTAACGATCACATGGAGCTGGGCAACCACTCTGAGTTCCTTGGCCACTTGGGGAGCATGGAGATGCTGTGCCGGTGGTTCATCAACGACACCAGCACTGCTAGCCAGAGCTGGCGCCTGAAGGGCCACGCACAAGCGGACTTCTGGCGGTGGGTGGCGTCTTGGTCTCGGACTGCCACGTTGCCATCCGACTTAGGAGGCATAGACGATGGATTTGTGCTGCCACCGTTGCGGTATGAGCTGCATACGGTTACGGCAGACATCACCAAGGATGTGCCGGAGGGAATGCTGTTCCGCATCCCTGATGGCTCTGCCACCACCATCCACCGCGAGAAGCGGTTGACGATGGAAGATCGCGTTGCCCGAGCAGCTGAGATTGCCAACCACGAGAGTGGAGCGGTGATCGTGTGGTGCGAGACCAACGATGAGTCGGCGGCTTTGGCGGCATCAATCCCTGATGCCATTGAGGTGCATGGCTCGATGGATCTTGATGAGAAGGTGGCAGCTTTGGATGCGTTCACCTTTGGCAAGGCGCGAGTGATCGTGTCCAAGCCAAAGCTGGCAGGGTTGGGATTGAACTGGCAGCACGCCAACACGGTGATCTTTGCCAGCGTCAGCCATAGCTATGAGCAGCATTATCAAGCGGTGCGGCGGGCCTGGCGCTTTGGCCAGACCAAGCCTGTTACCTGTCACGTGATCATCAGCGATACCGAGACGCCAATCTGGAACAACGTGCTGCGCAAGGCTGAAGACCATGCACGGATGAAACGTGCTATGGCTGAGGCGATGAATGGCATCCAACGCACCAGCAGCAAGAAGGCATACACACGCACAGCAACCATCACTCTTCCTGACTTTCTGAACCAATGAAACCTGACTATCAAGGCAAGAACTGGGCGGTCTATCTAGCCGACTGCATTGAGGTGATGAATGGGATGCCTGAGGGCATTGTGGATCTGGCGGTGTTTTCTCCGCCGTTCTCAGATCTCTTTGTGTATTCAGATTCTGAGCGTGATATGGGCAACTGCGGCAGCCATGAGGAGTTCATGGATCACTATTCGTTCTTCACGTCTGCGTTGTTCCGGGTGTTGAAGCCAGGGCGCGTGGCATGTGTGCATTGCTCAGACCTGCCAGCGCGGAAATCGAAGGATGGCTTCATTGGCCTGCATGACTTTGGTGGTGATCTGATCCGCGCTCACCAGGAGTCAGGCTGGGTGTACCACGCTCGTTGCACGATCTGGAAGGATCCAGTGATTGAGATGCAACGCACCAAGGCGCTGGGGTTGCTGTACAAGCAGCTGAAGAAGGACAGCACTCGCAGCCGGGTGGGGATGCCGGATTACATGCTGTTCTTTCGGAAGGATGAGGAGAATCCAGAGCCGGTGACGCATACGCCTGATGATCTGCCGGTGGGTATGTGGCAGGAGCTGGCCAGCCCGGTATGGATGAAGGTAAATCAGACCAAGGTGCTGAATGGCCGGATGGCTAAGGGGTCAGAGGATGAGCGGCATATTTGCCCGCTGCAGCTGGACGTGATTGAGCGGTGCATCACGCTGTACAGCAACCCCGGCGATCTGGTGCTGGATCCATTCAATGGGATCGGAAGTACGGGGTATCAGGCGTTGAAGATGAATCGGCGGTACATCGGCATCGAACTGAAGCCGGAGTACGCCAAGCAGGCTGCCAAGTTTTTAGAGCAGGCTGAGGGAAGTAGCCCCACGCTGTTCAGCGCATTGGAGGTGGCGGCATGAGGATGCCATCGGATGACATCAGGAAGATTGTGCTGACGCTGCCTGCGGCTGATGTGGAGCGATTGCGGCGGATGCTGCAGGGCGAAGAGAGTGTGCGGGATCTGATCAAGAGGATCCTGCAGGATGCGATTGCTGCAGGATGATGGATGAATCAGATATTGCCCTGCTCTACCTCCAGCGCCGATACAAGGGAGAGCACCCATACACCTTGGCGCTCAGGGTGCAATGTCTCACCGGGCGTGAACTCAGTGGAGCAGGCGTGAAGCGGATGCTCGAGCAGCAGGGCCAGCAGCAGGAAGCGCCATTGCGCTGCCGTGCCAATGAGGTGATGCAGCGCTTGCGGTTGATGGCTGCTGGTGTTGCTGACTTCAAGCTGGCGGCCCCAGTGGGCTGGAACACCGGGGCGATGGTGAAGGTGGATGGATGGGTGATCCAGCTGGTGCAGGACGGTGAACAGCTGGCTTTGACGCATCGAGCGGTGGCACCTGATGGGCGCACGTGGTCCTATGGCTGCGAGCGTGATGACTGGAGCCTGGGGCCTGACAGCACGATCATTGATCCGCTGCTGCTGCTGGAGCCGGAGGAGCGCCAGGCATTGCTCGAGGTGTTGCAGCAGCAGGCTGCACCGGAGCCTGTGGTGAGTGGTGCGATGACTGCTGCCAATCGTGTGGTGGTGGTTGAGGAGACACCAGCAAAGCGCCGCAAGCGTGCGGCCAGACTTTCTACGACTACCAAGACGGATGGCTAGCAAACTTTGGAGTCCAGCCGAGCTGGAGATGCTGCTGTCGCTGCTGGGTGATCTGCCCTGGCCGATGGTGGTGAAGACCTACAACGAGTGGGCGACACGCCATGGGTATCTGCAGCGCACGGAGCTGGGGATGCGTCGGAAGGTTGAGCAGCGTCGCGGATCACGGCGCCCGGTGGGGAATTACGTCACCACTGGCTTTGTGAGCAAGCTGCTGGGTGTGAGCCATGAAACGCCACTGCGCTGGCTGCGTGAAGGGTTAATCCCTTCGATCCGGTACGGCACGGGTGGAGCGCATAAGCACTACATCCAGCGCGAGCACCTTCGCAAGCTGGCCAGGCTGAAGCCGCACATCTTTGGTGGGCAGAGCGAAGATACGCTGGTGCAGCTGCTCGATCACGAACGGCTGGCCAAGGCGATTGTGGCGCTTGATATGCCATTGCCGCGGCAGTGCAAGCCGGTGGTTTGTATGGAGACCGGGCGGCGCTATCCGTCGATCGGTACGGCAGCCAGAGCGGTGTACGTGACGCCATCGCGGCTGCAGTCAGTGGTGGATCACCCGACGAAGACCGCTGCCGGGTATCACTGGAGGGCAGCCTGAGATGCCATCGGGACGATCAATGCGGTGCCGGTGCCCGGTGTGCCGTCATGAGCTGACGCTGGTGGTGCAGGCGTGCAACCAGGATGACGGGATGATCGTGCGGCGGCGGAAGTGCCTGGAGTGCGACCACAGGTGGTACACGCTCCAGGAGCCGGAGTACATGGTGAAGGCTGAAGCGGTGGCGTACCGAAATAAGCGGATGGTGGTGCGTCAATAGGTTGTGAGGGCACAGACGCAAGGCGTGCAGGGGGCTGTGGTGGGCAGCCCCTTTTTTCATGCCAGCGCCTGCCGCACCTGATAGCGGGAGAGGTTGAGCTTGCGTGCGATGGCGGCCTGGGAGGCGCCAGCCTGGTGCCAGCGGCGGATGCGTTGCTGGCGTGACTCGGTGACCCAGAGGATGATGCCGATGGGGATCAGCAGCGCCCAGAGCAGGGCGCAGAGGATGGTGGACATGGCTGAAATGCTGTTGGCGTCAGCAAGGGGGCAGCGCCCGCGCCTTGCGACTCCTCGAGCATAGCCCAGATCACGCATCAAGTACGCATCAACGCCCAAACCGGTTGCGATGACTGGGCAGTCAATACGACATCCGGGCCATTGATGAGGATTTGTACCTTGCAGTGCTGGCCTACCGCAAAGCCGAAACTGACGCTGCTGCAAGCGATCTGCCGGGTTGAAGGCTGCAGGCCGTAGGGGCAGCAAGGGACGCAAAGGGCCTATGAACGGGCAAAGTATGCACCGGGCGTGCATATCGCCCAACTTCCCTTTTTCTGCGCTTCGTACTCGCCCATGG